AATGGTGTATATCGGTCGTAAGAACCTGGTTTGAACATTGAACCTCCACCATATTGTACGATGATACCGTCCTCTACTCTTACCTTCTCACTTTCTTTTTGTTTTGCAACATAATCTTTTTGGTTTAATGCCATTTCCTCAGGAAGAGCATAACCATTCTTTGCTGCAATTCTATTAATGTTTTGGAAAATGTTTAATAGTGATGGTCTCGATGTCATCACCAACTCTTCCATAAAACCAGGTTTGTTCTTATACGCCAACATTAATTTGTTGGTCGCCAAACCTAAGGCCATTTTATTTTTCTGTAATGATTTATCTTTTTGTAGTTTGAATACGAAATTCATAATATCATCAGGAGTAAGACCAAACCTTGCAAAGTCCGCAGAATCAACAGTAGAAATTAAAGTAATATCATCCGATGGAAATATTTCCTTTGGTGACATTATTTGTGATAGTGTTGCCACATTTGAACGAGACGGTCTAAATGAAGTGGCAGTATCACCTTCAACACCCGTCTGACTGTCGTGGTGGTCTGTGTGAACCACAAACATTGGCTTACCATGAGCAAAGTCAACCAACACAGGCATTGTATCACCTTCAGCGTCTTGTTTCTTCACAGCGAATTCTTTATCACCATATTGAATGATTTCTGAATCAACTACTTTGATTCCGTTATCTTCCAAATAATTCTTCATAGCCAAAGCTGTTGTTACACCATCCAAATCCTGATGGAAGTATATTTTGGCTTTTGGATATCTTTCAGCTAATGCCTTGATATTTCTTAAACCTGATTCTTTTAATATTTTTTTCATATTATAATTCTTTTCTAAATCTTTTAGCCTCTCCTTTTCTCCTGTTTATTACACCCTGAACTAACTCAGGATTTTTAGGCCACATTTTATTATCATCTGGTAACATGTCCGCCGCTTCTTTAAATTTACCTATTTTAACTAATTTAATAAAATTAGAATTCCAAAGTCCTCCACATCCTGCATTAAATGCTATCGATACTAACACATCAAACATACTTTGAGTTGTTTTATAAGTACTTAGTTTTTCATCTTTCCATTTTTGAAACATTCTCCTAACACAATCAGCTGCTACAGTAGCATCTTCCCTTAAGTATTTTATAGCATCAGATTTAGTTATGATATCACCAACTTTATATTTAGAAGTGGAAATAGGTTCAGCGTGTCCCCATCCCATAGTTATACTATCATCACCTAATGCGTACGCCTTAAGTGAGGGTTTTCCATTAGTTCCGCTTAAACCTTCATCGACTTTAATGTGGTCCCAAAATTCTTGAGATGACCTTAATTTTGTACCATCTAAAAACTTTGATTTTAAGTTTTTAACGTGATTTTTAATTTTATTAATTAACTCTTCATCTAACATTCCTAACTCACCTTCCACATAGTCGTAGAATCCACCACCATAATCAAAAGTCTTTAGGATTCTATCAACTTCTTTAAAAGTTTCTAAAGTATCTATTTCTAAAACCGCTTTTAAAAACTTATCTTCATCAGTTCCTACACCTGAAGACGCATCATAAATGTTTTTAGCAATACTTTTCGCATCTTCATTTAAAATGTTATAGAGTGATTTAATATGTTTCCTATCGTTTTCTGATATTATTAAACGTGACATAAAAAGTTTTATTTATAAATATCCTTAATAAGAAAAAACCCTCACTTCGGAGGGTTGTAATTCACTAATGATGTTGAACATGCTAAGATATTATCGAACCAAGACCTTTCAGGACCTTTGAGTTCTTCTCTTTTAAACCATTTTATTTCATTGTCTGTTGTTGTAATTACTAATGTATCGTCATCAATTACTTTAATTTTTTGAATGTTCATCTAATACTATTTCTAACTGTTGTTGGTTTAGTTGGTATTCTTTAATTCTTTCTCTTGCAACCTCACAATAGTTTTTACTAATATCCAAACCTATCCATGGTCTACCTAACATCTCTGCCGCCAAACACGTGGTTCCTGAACCATTGAATGGGTCCATTACCACATCTTCTTTATATGAAAGAATCTTAATTGCTCGATAAGGAATGTCCATTGAGAATGTTGCCTTAGTTTTTTGTTGCGTATCGGCAAAGTAGTTCCATTGTCCAAATACCAAAGACATGAAATCTTTCTTATCCTTATCATCATACACCAACTTCTTTCTGAACTCACCCTCAATCTTTTCATTTGGAACCATCTGGTATTCACCTTCCCATTGAGGTATTCCCTTAACATCCTTTTTGTGTTTCTTCTTATACGCCAAGATTACACACTCCTTTGGATTGTAGATATATGGAGATGACGGACTCATCCAACTTCCCCACGCTGTGGTCTTACTACGGTGAGGTGAACTCTCTTCCAAGTCAACAATACCAAAGAAACCAAATCCAATTTCTTTCATAATCATCCACACCTCTGCTGAGAAATAAATTCTACCACCCTTTGCTTGTCGGTTGATTTCATAAGGAATGTTCAACGCAATACGACCATCGTCTTTCAACACTCTATATGCTTCTCTGAGCCACTCACGTGTGAACTGCCAATATTCGGCAATATGTTTATCGTCATCCCAACTGTCATAATCGATACCCACACCGTAAGGAGGACTGGTAACAATTAAGTCCACGGACTTTTCATCCATCTGTGACATTAACTTTCTACTGTCACCATTATGTATTTTATTTCTCTCCATTCTCTTCAATTACTTTTATTCTTCGGTCCAAATAAAATAAGGCTTTTTTCAAATCTTGTAAAGGTGGATTACCTTCTTTCTTTCCACTTCTAACAATATATTTTAAGACATTGAACAGGTAAGCATCTTCGTCCAAACCTGTAGCCTCAGCAATTTTAATAACCTCATACGGATTTCCCTCACCACCATAGTGGTCAGGATGATTTACCATTTCTTTACTCATTTATCTTTGACTTTTTAAGACATAAAAATCTCTAGCATAACCACTTTCCTCAATTATTTCTGATTTAATTAACTGTTGAAGTAACTCGCGAGTTTCATCAACAGGTAGTTTTACGATGTAACGAGCAATGTATGCAATGTGAACAGGTCTACGAAGTTTACCTTCGATTTTTTTCATGGTTTCTTTTGGTACTGACATATATTTTTTTTTAAGAACTAATTTTCCAACTTTCATAAGGTATCATACTATGAGGATGCTTTTCAAAGAAAGTTTCGTGAATAAAAGTATACTCATTTTCCTGCTTTCTGTCAAGATATGCACCCCAAAACGATAATGTCGAATTAGATAGGATATGCATATCACACATACTCATCATATGAACCGCAATATAAGGGTCTTCATCAATAAATACAAATTTTTGTTTAGGATAACCCAGTTCGTCAATGAAATATTTTGCCTTTTCAATATTATCTGAAAAGACCAATACCCTATACCCCTCACCATATTCATCTAATATACCTCTTACCCACTCATCAGGTATTTGAACGGGTGCCAAAAAATCTTGACGACCACCACCCATTCTTAAGTGTAATGAAATACTTTTCTCAAATAACTCACCATAATGATAACTGATGTAGTTAGTTATATTCTCATCAGTTGTGAACAAATCTAAAATATAGTCCCTCTCGTGGTGCCAATATAATTTGTTAAAGAAATACCCTTGAAAGAGGTATGGTGGTTTTACCTTTTGTTTTAAGTCATAATAAATACCACTCTCACCCGTATCCACATCCCACGCCAAACTTTGGTCGAACCACCAATCAAAAGCATTTGGTCTACTGTCAAACCATGGTAAGTTAGGATATACATCACCAAAAGATATGTGTGGGTCTTTAAGGATATGTCCACCCCACGGGTCAAAATGAATATTTCTACTGTTTCTGTTTAAGTGTTCGTTCCATCTTGAACTCTCAGATTGATGGGTGGTCCAATAACCAATTAAGGGGTCGTACCCCATTTCTTTGGTATAGACCATAAGTGTTGCCGCTTGAAACAACATATTACCTAACCCTCCCATCAACAATACCGATACGGTGTTGTCTGTAACATTAACATCTTTAGGATTCTGTAGACTCATCTTCTAAGATTTTGATTATCTCTTCTTTAGTTTGACCAGACTCGTACATATTAATAAACTTACTCGCCCAATTATCCATAATCAACGCATCTGCATTGAACAACGTATCTAATCTATCCTCTTCGGTAATTAGAATACTTTCTTTTGTTACTATTCTCTTATTGAAACCCATTTGTGTTCTGAATTTAATCTAACTGATACCACGTGTTCCAT